TCGCCGCCGCCGCCACCGCCACCGTTGCCAGCGGCACCTCCCAGCGCCCCCCCACCGTCTGCGTTGGTGTCGGCGCGACCGGGGACCCTGCCGGCGTCCCCGTCAGCACCTGGTAGGCCACACTTGCCGCCGTATGGTCGAGGCGCAGCACCACCAGGTCCAGGCGCGGATTCGTCGGGTCCGCCGCCGCGATGCTGAGCACGGTATCACTCGGACTCCCGTCATCCTGGAAGAAGTAGCCTTCGACCCAAGCGCGGCCCGGCTTTACCTTCACCTGCATTCCCGAGCTATCCCCGTAGACCAGGCTATCGCTCAACTCGCCGTGCAGCACCCCGGTCCCCAGCCAATGCCGGGCCATTTGTCCCCAGCCCGTCTCACTGACATTCGCCCCCGCGCCGCTGGCGAATGGGATATACGTCACTGCCATCGCCGCTCCCTTCGCCTCAAGAGGTCTCGATCAGGTTGATCCGCCGCACCAGGTCCGACACCCGCCCGAAGAGCTTCAGTGGCCCGCTGAGGATGCGGCTGGTCGTCCCAATCATCGGCGTGATCAGCTCGCCATCCTGCACACTCACCTCAATCACCACCTCGCGCACCGTGTCTTGCACCAGCGTCTCCCCCAGGTTCACCGTCACCCGGTCACCCAAAAAATAGTCCCGGTTATAGGCCAGCGCGTCGGTGTCAATCGGCGTGATCTGCAGCGTCGTTTCCTGGCCCTGGCTGACCAACTGCGCCGCGATTGCCTGCTGAATCTCCGCCGCCGTCGTCGTGTTGCTCTGATTCAGGAAGGCCTCGATCCGCGCCCCCCACAGCGCCGCGCTTGCCGCGTCCCCGCTCTGGTAAAACTGTCGGCTCAGCCCCGTCGAAGCATCCCCCGCGATGAGCAAATTCGCCGTGGGGGCTTCGACTTTGTAACTGAACGCCTGCAAGTTCCCGAGGTCGGGCGCGAATTGCGCTGTCGCCGTCCGATCCGTCGCTTGCGTCACCCCAAACACCAGGCTCGTCCCTTGTTGCACCACGCTAAAGCCCAGGTCACCCCCCGCAATCGCCAACTGCTGCAACAAATAGAGCAGGCTGTTGAACCGTGCCCGCCCCGACACCGTCGGTCCCAGCAGCGGGTCCGTCCCCAGCGTCAGCCCCGGCACCGCCCGCCCCGCCGCCGCCCCCGGCCCGGCATTCACATTGACATACTGCCGCAGCACCGTGCTCGCCACCCCACTGCGGATGTCGTAGGCCTGCGCCGAGAACGGCGGCGCGGCGGCGCTCGGCACCGGCGACGCCAGCCGCTCCTCCAGCCAACACAGGTCATCCGGCCCCGAGACGAGCACCTGATCGCCCGCCGCCGTCCACTGCCGCTCCAACACCCGGAACGGCCCCGACAGCAGCACCGTCCCATTCCGGCTGATCACCACCCCATTCCCCGCCGCCAAATACGGCACCAGCGGCGCGCTCGCGGGCACTGCGAAGGCAAACGCCCCTGTTTTGTTCCGCCGCAGGTGCAGCACCAGGTTCTCCCACTGGTCAATTTCCCCCAGCAGGCTCAGATTCGCCGCCCGCACCTGGATCAGGTAACTCCCCGGTGTCGCCATCTCAACTACTCACATAGCGCGGCGTGTACGCGAGTTGCACCGCCGAGGCCGCCGTTGCCCCGCTCAGTTGCAGACTGACACTATTCGCCCCCGCCGCCAGCGCCCACAGCGCCCCACCCGTCGCGATCAGCCCGTACCGATTGGTCACGCCGTTCTGCACCACGCTCTTCTTGCCCGGCCTGGTGTCAATCACCAGGCGATCCCCCGCTGCCAGCGTCAGGCTGGGGAACGACAGGGTCTGCCCGGTCGTCAGGTTTGTCAGTGTCAGGCCACTCCCCGGCCCCGTCACCGTCCACACTGGCCACGCCTCGACATCCCCCCCATTCGTGATCGTCGGCTGGGCGAAGATGTTGACATTCGTCAGCACGAGCGGAAAGAACGGGAAGAAGGTTGCCGGCGTCCCGATGGTGTAGCTGGTGACGACCGGACTGACCGCGTACCAAAACGGGTCAAACGCATGGAAGACCACGATCACCTCGCGGTACCCCACCGCCGCCACCGCCATGCTGGTGTCCCCAATCAGCCCCTCGCTATAGCGGCAGGTCAATTGCCGCTGGCTGCCATCGCTCTTCGTCACCCGCAGCGTGCCATCCCCCAGTGCCGGGTAGAAGGTTGCTGCCAGCGCCCGCTGCACCGCCAAGATACTCGGCTCATCCCCGTCCGCCCCCTTGACGAGCAACGGCAGGTCCACGTCGCGCGCCTCGATCCGCGTGTAGCGCAGCTGCGACCCTGGTTGCAACGGCACCTGATACTCGACGTGGGTCACCGGCATCAGCCCGTCACCCTTGACCCCCCAGAGGGTGATGATGTCCGGCCCAGTTGACAGATCGGTTTCTGTCCCCTGGGGATCGGTCCAGGTGTAGGTGTCTACCGCCATCTAACTCCACCCCCCACCCTGCGCCTGCTCCAACCGCTGGAACGCGCGCAGCGTGTCGCGTGCGGTCAGCGCCACCTGCTGCGGGTAAATGTTGAACGTGTTGCTCACCACCTTTCCCGCGCCGCCGCCCGCCGGTTCGCCGCGCCCGCCCGGCATCGTCACCGACTCCACCTTGCCCTGCTCCCCAAACGCATACGGCTTGCCACTCCGCAGGCCCACGCCCGCAATCGGCTCGGTGATATAGCCACCACTGGCAAACTGCTGCGCCGCCCCCACACTCACCAGCGGCAGCAAGCCACCGCCGCCCCCACTATTGCCGCCACCACTCAGGCTCGTCAGCGCCTCATTCCCCGTCCGCAGCGCTCCGAACACCGCGCTGATCGCCGCCGCGAACTGCTGCACGCCCCCCAGTTGCGCTGCCGAGTAGCGCGTGGCCAGCGCCGCCAGGCGACTCAGCACATACTCAATCCGCCCCAAGAACGCATCGATCTCATCGGTCGAAGGAAGGAACGTACTCAACACCGCCGTCAGCACCTCCGAGGCTGCCCGGAGCCCATCAAACACGGTAGACAGCACCGTGCCGATGGTCCCCAGCGTCCCCAGGTCGGTGCTACTGAACGCCGTCCCCACCGCACGCAACCGGTCGAGCAGGGCCGCCACCGCGCCGGCAAAGCGGTCGAGGTCCGCGTCTGCCGGGGCCACGAACGCCCCCAGCCCGATCAGGCCACTCACCCCATTGCCCAGCATGGCCAGCACCGCCTGCGCCGCACCACTGAAGGTCGTCGCCGCCGCCAATGCCTCCGCCTGGAACGTCCCGGCCACCGCACTGATCGCCCGCACCAACCGCACCACGGTCGCCGCAAACTGCGCCACCGCCACCTCGCTGGGGGCCACAAAGTCCGCCAGCTTCAGCAGGTCCGCCACCCCGCCCCCCGCGAGAGTCGCCACCGCGCTCGCCCCTTCGGCGAACGGGCGCAGCGCCGCCAGGGCCTCGGCCTGGAAGGTGCCCGCTGCCCCGACCAACGCCTGCACCACGCGCACGATCGTCTGGGCAAACGCCGTGATCGCCGTTTCACTGGGGGCCACAAAGTCCGCCAGTTTCACCAGGTCCGCTGCGCTATTTCCGGCCAGGTTCGCCACCGCGCTCGCCGCCTCGGCGAAGGGCCGCATGGCCGCCAGCGCCGCCGCCTGGAACGTCCCCGCTACACCGATCAGCGCCTGCACCAGCCGCACGAGCGTCTGGGCGAACTGCGTCATGGCGGCCTCGCTGGGGGCCACAAAGTCCGCCAGTTTTAGCAGGTCCGCTGCCCCATTCCCCGCCAGATTCGCCACCGCGCTCGCGGCCTCGGCGAACGGGCGCAGCGCCGCCAACGCCTCCGTCTGGAATCCCGTGGTTGCCTCGACTAGCACGCGCACCAGCCGCACCACCGTCGCCGCAAACGCGGTGATTGCCGTGTCTGCCGGGGCCACAAAGTCCACCATGGCAGTGAAGCCCTGCACCCCGCTCGCCAGCAGCGCCACCACCTTGCCAGCGCTGTCCGCAAAGACACTCGCCGCGTCCAAGGCTGGTTTCGTGAAGCTGGCTGACGCCGTCAGCAGCGCCGTGGTGATCCGCAGCAACGCCGCCACAAACTGGTCCACCGCCTCGGCACTCGGCGCGACAAACACCACCAGGGCCGTTAAGCCCTCCGCGCTCGTCTTCAACAGCGCGCCGATCTTGCCGATGGTCTCCGCCGCTGCCCCCGCCTGCTGCGCGCCGCCGGTCGCCAGGCCCACCCCGACATCCCGCAGCACGGGCAACAACACCTCGACCATGACGTGGTACCAGCTATCCAGGAACGCGCGCAGGTTGACCAGCGGCGGCGCGACGAACGTCGCCACGGCGGTCAGTCCCTCGACGCCCGTCTTCAGCAGCGTCCCGATCTGGTCCAGCGCCTGCCCCGTGGCCGTGACCGCCGCTACCCCGTCCGTCCCCAACCCCGTCGCGGTGTTGACCAGCACCGGCAGGAGTTGTTCGATCACAACCTTGTACCAGGTGTCGAGGAAGGCGCGCAGGTTCACCAGCGGTGGTGCCGTGAACCCGCTGATCGCACTCAGGGCCCCGACCGCCGCGCCAATGGCGTCCGCAATCGCCTGCGCTGCCTCCGCCGCCGCCTTCACCGCCTCTGGCGTCCCGTCGGTGATCCCCGCCACCAACCCGGCGATGATGTTCTCGCCCGCTGTCTGCATCACTGTCGAAGGCGAATGGATGCCCAGCGCGGTATTCACCCCATCACTGACCCCCTGGCCGAGGTCCGCCCCCGCCTGAAAGCCACTGACCGCACTGAGCGCGCTCCCCGCCGCAATCGCCGCCGCTGCCTGCTCCATATTGCTCTTGTAGTTCAGCGCCAGCGTCAGGAAGCGCGCACTGTCATTGCTCATCCCCTGCATCGTGCCCAGCGCATTCGACAGCGCCGCCGACACCCCGTGCATCGCCGCTTCCAACATCCCCTTCAGCGGCTTCTCGTCCAGCTTCTTGATCGTGGTAAACGTCGTCTCCAGCGCCTTCGCCGCTGTCTCCGCCGCCGTTGCCACCGCCGTCGCCCGCGCCAGCCCCTCCCCACCGATATTCGCCGCCATCTCCGCAAAGCGCCGCACGATGTAGCTGATCGCGATGGTCAGGTCGTCAATCGCCTGGGCACTGGGGGGCGCGACCTTCCCCATTTCCTTGAAGTCCGCCAGCCCCTTGCCAATCGCATCCAGCGCCTTCCCCGCCGCCGTGGCGAAGAGGTCACCCGCCTTCAGCCCATCCACGCTGAACTGCGTCGCGAACATGACGATCCGCGCGACGATCTCGTTGACTGCATTGACGAAGTTATCAATCGCTGTCTTCGAGGGCGCGACGAACGTCGCCAGCTCCATCAACCCCTTGACGCCATTCCCCAGCAGCCCCAGGACCTTCCCGGCCCCTTCGGCGAACCGCCCTGCCTGCGCCGCCGCGTCCTGGCTCACCTGCTCCGCAATCAACGCCACGTCGGCGATCATCGCGCGCAGGCTCTTGCCAAAGGCGTAGATCGCGGCACGGGGGGGATCGACATACTGTGCCAACTTCCCGAACGCCTCGACGCCGCTCCCCAGCGTCGTCACCACCTTCCCGGCCCCCTCCGCAAAGGTCGCCGCCTGGCTGGTCGCTTCCTGCGTCACTTGCTCCGCCAGCAAGGCGAAGTCATTGATCGTCGCGCGCAGGCTCTTACCGAACGCATACAGGTTCGCCCGTGGTGGGTCTTCGTAGTCCCTGAGTTTGGCGAAGGCGTCCACCCCCGCCCCCAGCAGGCCCACCACCTTCCCGGCACTCTCCGCAAACGTCGCCGCCTGGGCGGCGGCGTCCTGCGTCACCTGCTCCGCGACCAGCGCCAGGTCATTGATCAGTGCCCGGATGCTCTTGCCGAACGCATAGACCGCTGCCAGGGGGGGCGACGCGAAGTCCCGCAGCGCCGCCAACCCCTCGGTCGCACTCTTCAGCACCCCGCCCACCTTCCCGACCGCCTCGGCAAAGGTGCTGGCACTCGTGAGGGCGTCAGTGTCGAAGCCCGCCGCCGCCTCGGCAAAGGTCGCCACCAGGCTTTCGACCAGGTGCCGGAACCAGCCCATGGCGTTGCCGTCGGGCGACACCTTCGCCCAGTTGGTCGTCCCGAGCGCGGTCAGCCCCTCGACCGCGCTCTTGACCGCGCTCCCGACCTCCCCTGCGGTCTTGGCAAAGGCACTGGTGGCGTCCAGCGCCTTCTGCGTGAACTGCGTGGACGCTTCCTGGATCGTCGCCACCAGGCTCTCGGTCAAGTGGCGAAACCAGCCCAAGGTCTCGCCACTCGGACTATTCCGCGCGAAATCGAACGCGGCGATGGCCGACAGCGCCCCGAGGCTGTCCGTGACCGCTTTGGCGACGGCTGAGGCCAGTTCCGCCCCCGCCTTTGCTGCCGCGACCTGCCCTGCGGTCAGGCCATTGACGAGACCATCCACCGCAAACGCGCCGATGCGCTCGAAGACCTTCGAGGGCGACCGCTCTTCGAGGTGCCCCGCCGCCGAACTGCTCGCCCCTTCCGCCAGCGACGCTGCTGCGGTCGCAACCCGCGTCCGCCCGCCGAAGATGGCATTGACAATGCCATCAACGATCCCTTGGCCAATCGCGGCCCCCGCCGCGATCATCGTCCCGACCAGCCCGTACAGCGCATTCAGCAGGGACGCCCCGAAGGACAGTGCCGCCGCAATTACCTGCGCCGCCCACCCGACAAACGCCACCACCGTTGGCCCCGTCGCCTCCACAATCCACTGCCACAACGCCTGCTGCGCCTTGAAGAGGAGGACCGGCAGCGTCACCGGCAACGTCTGAATCGCCCGGAAAATCTCCATCCCCCACAGCGCCATCTGGCCGGCCACACTGGGGAGCGACTCGCCAATCCAGACACCGAGTTGGTACGAGGCCGGAATCAGCGCGGCCTGAATCCGCCCCGGCACGCCTTCCAGCACCCGCTGAATCCCTTCGTACCAGGTCTCGGTGTGGGTGCTGCTTTCATTCGTGGCGATCACCAGACCACTATTCAGCGCCAGCGGCAGCGTGGCCTGCGAGACATTCGTGATCGCTGGCGCGCTCGTGTCGCTGACGTAGCTCGCCACGCTCGTCGTCCACAGCCCCAGTTTCTCGCGGGCGACCGGAATTGCTGTCCCCTCAACCCAAGAGACCAACGCATTCCCAATGCCGACCACCGCCCCGGTGATCGTTGGGATCACCGTGCCACTGATCCACCCGGTAAGCACCGCCAACCATTCCGGCAATTTCGCCTGGAGATACGGCACCGCCTGCGTGCTCACCCATTCGCCGAGCGCCGTCGCCAACCCGACCACGCGCCCGACCACCGTGGGCACCGCCGTCCCGGTGATCCACTCCCACAGTGCCGCACCCCACAGTGGCAGGTTGGCCTGGAGGTACGGGATCGCGCTGTCTTGCACCCAGGAGCCCAGCGCCGACGCCAGTGCGCCCGCCGCCGTGGTGACCGTCGGCACCGCCGTCCCGGTGATCCAGCCCCACAGTGCCTCGCCCCACACGGGCAGGTTGGTCTGCAAGGAGGGGATCGCACTGCCCTGGACCCAGTCCCCCAGCGCACTCGCGAGCCCGCCCGCCGCGCTCGCCACTGCCGGCACTGCCGTCCCGGTGATCCAGCCCCAGAGCACCTGGCCAAACTCCGCCAGGCGAGGCGCGAGCCAGGGGATCGCCTGGGTCTGAATCCAGTCCACGAACGACAGCGCCCATAGGCCGAACTGCGCCACGAGCTGCGGCCCGTAGGTCGCAATGAACGTGCGGATCGCCCCGAAGAAGGTGGTCAGGTACGGCGCAACATCGCGCGCCAGTTGGCCCAGGTTGTTGAGCACCGTGCGGACGAAGATTTCCATCCCGCCGATGAACTGTGCCAGCGTCGTCCGTCCGGTCAGCAGGGCAGCGATGGCCTCAACAACCGCTCCAAACCCCGAGGCGATGCCGCCCGCGAATTGCACCACTCCGGCCCGGAACCGCTGCAACGTGGTCAGCAGCCCCGAGACGAAGAGCACTACCTGCGTCATCGTCTCGTGCCCGAAGACCGCCTCAATGGCGGCCAAGATCGGCCCGAACGCATTGGTGAAATCGCCCGTCGCGAACCCGCGCGCCAGCGCCGCCACCGCCCGCCCAAACGCCGCCAGGCCCGTGACCCCGTCTGCCAGCGCCGCTGCCAGCAGTGGCCCATAGTGCTGAATAAAGGGCAGCATCGCATTGACGCCGCGCGTCGTCGCGTCCACCACCTGCCGCACCGTCGGGAGGAGCATCGTCCCCAGGCGGATCTCTACGGTCTCAATCGAGTCCTTCAGTTGCGTGAAGCTGCCCCGCAGGTTGTCATTCCGCTGGGCCCCGACATTCGCCGCCGTCCCCGCCTCACCAACTGCGGCCAGCCACCGTTCGATCCCTTCCTTGCCCTCACCGTAGACCACCGTCGCTGCTGCCAGACTCTCCTTGCCGAAGAGCGTGGCCAGTGCGGCGAGGCGTTGTTGGTCGGTCAAACCACCCAGCTTGTCGTGGAGTTCCCCTGCGATGTCCGCCAGGCCCTTCATGTGCCCGTCCGCGTCAAACATCTCCAGGTTGTACTCGTTAAGCACGCCACGCATCAGCTTTGTCGGGTGTGCGAGATTGACCATCATTGATCGCAGCGAGGTCCCCGCCTCGCTGCCCTTGATCCCTTGCTCCCCCAACTCTGCCAGCGTGGCTGTGACCTCATCAATGGATAGCCCCATATCGTTCGCTACGGGGCCAACGAACTTGAGTGAGGCCGCGAGATCGGTCACCTCCAGGCTCGACTTATTAGCCGCATTCGCGAGCAAATCGGCGACGTGCGGCAGGTCGGACCCGGCCAACTTGAACATTGCCAGACTCTCAGCAGCAATCGTTGCCGCCGTGGCAAAATCCAATGACCCCGCCGAGGCAAGCAGCAGCGCCCCGCGCGCCCCGCCGCCCAGGATGTCCTGCACCGAGACGCCACCCTTCGCCAGCTCTTCCATCGCCCGCGCGGCGTCCGACGCGCCCACGCCCGACAGCGTGGTATCCTGCCCGAGTTGCAGCGCGAGTTCGCTCAGTTGCGCCATCTGCGGCGCAGTCACGCCTGAGATCACCGCGCCGACCGCACTCATCTGCGCCTGGAAATCGCTGGCCACTTTGCCCGACGCCACCAGCCCCCCGACCACTGCGGTCGTGGCCAGCGTGAGCCCGGCCACTGCCGCCGTCGCCAGCTTCGCCACGCCCGACATGTGCTCGATCTCGCCCGCAATCTGATCAAAGGCGTGCGTCGTCTTGTTCTGGGCATCGAACACGAGTTGGATGAGCAAGGTGTCGGCCATTAGGTGCCCCTAACGCCACAGGGCCAACCCGGCGGGTTGGCCCTGTGGCACTGCTTGGTTGTCTGCTTGCGACGCGCTGCTAGGGTGCGCCTGCACTCGCCGCGCTCTGCTGGGCCTGTAGCCGCTCCTGCAGCGCCACGAACGCCGCCCGCGCCTGGTCCTGCCGCAGTTCTCCTGGTTGCCGCTGCGCCTGGTCATCCCGCTCGCGCGTCACCTGGTCCAGCGCCCGCAGCACCAGCAGCATCCTGGTTGCTTCGTCCCAGGGGGCCGGATCACCCAGCCCCAACACGCCCGGTGTCCAGCCAAACTCCCGGTAGAGCCGGAAGCGGTCTAGGCTGTCGGTGATGTCGCGGCGGAGGGCAGGGTCAAGGCCGCCGGCGGCGGGGTCGTCGGCGAGGAGCCAGGCGACCCCACGGGAAAAGCCGTGCTATCAAGCGGGGCCGGCGCGTCTGCCGCCTCCGGCGCGGTCTTGGCCGCCACCCCCATTGTCAGCAGCCCCATGAGTTCGGTGTCCCCAGCCAAGATCGCCCGCAGGATCGTCTCCTGGTCGGCCATGTCCAGGCCGTTGACCGTCTCGTAGGTAATGTCGAGGATCGGAGCCGGCTCGCCCTCGGCGATCGGCTCCCCATCCAAGTTCCAGTCGAGGATGTTATCGGCGAGCAGCCGCCGCGTCGCCTCCGCCAGCGCGAGCTCGCCCAGCCCGATCCGCTGCACCCCCTCCTGGAGTTGCACTTGCCCATAGAGGACCCGCCGCGCCGCCTGCTTCCCCGCCAGATTCAGCTTCTGCACCAGCGCCCAGTACCCGTCCGCCAGTTGTACCCGTTCCCGCTGCGCCCGCTTCGCTGCATAGCCCATGTTCGCCCCCCTGCTCCTCGTCATGCCGAGGGGGAGGCCCACGTGCCTCCCCCTCACGTCACCTGTTCGTTGCCCACCCGGCGACTATACTTGTCTGCGTAGCGCGGCGCAGTTGGCGACATGCCAAGCGGCCAGCCTGGATGGGCACAAACACCTTGCGCCAGAGACGCGCGGCACGCCGCTGCTACGCCCTAGAACGCCGCCGCCGCCTGATTCACGCAGATGGCTTCCCACTCGTTGTTCGCCCCCGCCGTCACGGCGAGCCCGCTGAACTCCACATCCTGCTCCAACACCTTCCCGGTCGGGTCGAGCTTCACCCCCACCACCTTGTAGAAGATGTTCCGCATCTTGACCTCGACCGAATCGGTGTTCGCGCCATTCGGCGTCTGCATCGTCCAGTCGAATTGCCCCGTTTTCAGCCCCGTGGTCGGACTCGCCCCCACGGCCAGGCCATAGGTGCTGGTGTAGTAGTCGGCCATATTCTCGACTAACACCGTCAGTTTGCCGCCCGCCTTGCGGACCTTCGGCACCAACGTTGCCGGCAGAATCTTCCCCTGCTTCCAACGCTGCTCCAACTGGTTATCGAGCGTGATGTCAATCGCGGTCACGCCCGCCGTAATCGCCCCACCGCCCACCTGCATCGTCAGGCTGCCATTCCAAAAGCTGAACGGCGCGTCGGCGTCGAATGTCGGGGTCACCGCGCTCGCGGCCTGACGCAGGTCCCCCGCCATCGCGGCGAGCTTTGCCAGCACCAACTCCCCGACCTTCCCGGTGATCTGCAAGGAGTTCACCTTGGCGTCCAGGTAGTTTTCGGTGAACATCGTGCCGCTGCCTGCCGCCGTCGGCGCATAGGAGAACTGCCGCTGGAAGGTCGCGTACGGAATGTCCCCCGCCGCCAGCGACAGGGTGTGGGTGTACGGCGCTGCCGTCCCCGTCACCGTGTCGGTCCCGCCCATGGTCATGAGCAGCAACTCCGTCAGCGTCGATGTGCTGGCGTAGAAGGTCAGGTCCAGCTTGCCCTCAAACTGCACCAGGTAGGCCTGCGCGAGGCTCCGATGCAGCCCGTCATAGACTTCCTTATAGGTCGTCTGCGGGCCACTGCCATCCGCCGTGAACATCCCGAAGTACGCCGGCGTCCCGCTGACCCCTTGCGAGGACTGCTTGGCAAAGCCCACCGCGCCGAGCGAGAGCAATCCACTTGCCATGATTGGTACTCCTTATCATCACGCCCCGTCAGCGCGGGGGCCTGCCCAGTCCGGTCAGGCCCTAGCCGACCGGCACCGTCACCACCTCGAAGTCGCTGCGCGCCTCCGCCTCCTCGACCGAGATCGCGTCCGTGAAGTCGCCGCCCGCACAGATCGTCCCATCCGGCAGCGACACGGCGGGCCACCCTGGCGTCCGCCGCACCCGCCGCACGGTGAGCGGGGCCTCCGCTGCGCCTGCGACGATTACCCCCCCGTCCTGGTCCACGCTAACCGATGACATCGCTGATCCTCCTCACCAGATACTGCCCCAGCGTCTGCTTGATCTCCCCCACCGCCCGCGCCCCGGCCTGCTTGGCGAACGGATTAGGCCGGGTCCCGGGGTGCATGACCCGCGCGACTGGATGCGCCGCCCCCGGCCAGAAGAGCGCCCGCGCGCTCGACGCCGCGATGGGGTGGGGCCGCGTGCCATTGATGATCCAGTCGGTCAGCGGTTGCGCGGCGTAGGCGTGCAGCCCCCGCCCATCCCGAACCACCCGAATCGTCGCCGCATAGGCCCCCGTCTGACGTGGGGCTGCCCCTTGCAGGTCGCGCAGCAGCCGCGCCGCCGCTGGGTCCAGCGCTGCGCCGTCCCCCAGCGGATCGGCCACCGCCCGCCGCCCCCGCGCCAGCGCCGCCAGCGCCGCCTCGGCGATGATCGTGATCTTCATCGCTGCACCAGTTCCCACACGGACGTCTCGACCACCGCCACATAGAGCAGCAGGCCCTGTTGTTGCAGCGCCGTCGGCGGCTCCCGCCGCACCGTGAACTCCTCCCCGATCTTCAAGAGCGTCGAGGTCGCGCCCGTCTGACTATCCGTGAGCTGCTGCGGCAGACTGATCGCCCCCACCCGCGCCAGGATCGCGTCGAGCAGATCATCGAATTGCAGCGGGTCACTGGTGGCGGGGTCAAAGGTCCACATCGCCGCGATCTGGCACTGGTAGCTGACCTGCTTGGTCCCGATCCCGCCCGCCCGTGGCCCACCCAACCGCTGCTCGCTGCTGTCCTGCGCCCACAGCCAGAGCCGGGGCGCGTCAAGGATGTCCACCGTCGGCGGTGCGGTCAGCACCACGGCTGGCAACGGCTGTGTTTCCGCGATGATCGTTGGCACCGTCAGGTTCGCCAACTCCACCGCCAACCGCTCTTTCACCGCCCGCAGTGTCATCGTCCGCTCCCCTCATCCACCAGATTGTTGCCGTTTTTGCACCCCCCTTGGGGGGTCTCAGAACGCACGCCGATACTGCTTTAGGTGCTCCTGCGCCAGCTTCATGAAGTTCGGCGCGGTTTGCACCTGATAGGCGTGCGGGGCCCCGACCATCGGCGGCACCGCGATACTGGTGCTCCCCCGTGCCGTCGCCAGGTGCGCCACGTAGTAGGCGCAGGCCGTCCAGACGGTCTCCGGCAACGTCGTCACCGGCACGCCACCCGCATGGCCGTAGAGGGTCGCCGCCGTCAGCGCCAGCGTCCCACTACCATCGCCATTCAGCGTCACCCCCTGCACTGTGACATACTCGGTGCCCGCCCCGTCCGGGAGCTCCGCCTGCATCCCGGCCACCCAGCCGAGCGCATTGTCCACCGAGAGCGACGTCGCCCCCTCATCGTGCTCTCCCACCAGGCCCGCGTGCGGCCAACCATTGGTGTAGGTCAGCCGCATTAGCCAGGAGCCGCTCCGACTGCGGTAGGGAATCCCGCTCCCCACCACCTTGATCATGCTGGTCCCCGCTCCCGCCGCCAGCTCGCTCGTCCCCGGATTCGCCACGAGGCTGATCCCGGTGCTCCCCACTGCCCGGTAGTCGGCATCCTGCCCCACCACCGGGCGCACCTCGACCGCCGCTACCGTCAGGACCGGCCAGCGGCGCGGCCAGAGGGTCACCACCCCCTCCGCGTCCACCGCCGCCCGCGTGCCGTTGACTTCCAGGACCTCGCGATCCGCCGTCGCCCGCAGTGGTTGCCCGCAGTACCCGTCCACCCAGCGCGTCGCCGCGTTGCACAGGTCCTGCTGGGCCGCCTGGCGCTCGGCGGCGCTCGCCTGCTGGCTGGGGATGGTCTGCCAGTTCACCCCGGTCGGCACGCGCACCAGTTGGTTCGGCGTGATGTACGGCGTCACCGTCGGCATACCCTCACGCCCCCTTCAGCCCCGCCCCGCAGCGTGGGCAGCGCGTCTGCCACGGCCACGCCGCAAAGCCACAGGCACAGGCAGCCACGGCGGCGGCACTGCGGAAGGCGTGCCGCCGCCGCACCGCGACATTCGCCCGCTGCGCCAGTCCCGCCTTCGCGTCCGGCAACTCGGCATAGCCATCGCGGACGGCGTACTTGCTGCCGTCCGCAAACTCCAACCGCTCGGTCTGCACATCCACCCGCACCTGCGCCACGGCCCGCCCCCTCACCACGAGCACGCCCGCCAGAGAGCCTGGCGGGCGTGCAACATTCCTTGACTGTGGACCGCTTAGAGCCAGGGCTTCGAGGCCGCCTGCTTCGGAATGCCCTGGATCAGGCCGCAGTATTGCGGCGCGTACAGCGCCAGCGCCCCGTAGAGGTAGATCGAGTAGCGGTACCGCGCATCGATCACCGGCCAGGCGATGCTGAGGTAGTCCTGCACGGTCACCACTTCAGCGACGTTCGGCACCTCCGAGTAGGGGAACGGCAGGGTGTAGCTCATAATGAGGCTATTCCCCTGCATCAGGTAGGGGTGCATCGTGAACGCCACCTCGTCCCCGGTCGCCTCATTCCAGATCGCCGTGACCACCGCCGAGGCCTTCAACTGCCCCGCGCCGTCCGGCGACTCGACGATTCGGTAGGCCGCCGTCTGCGCCCCCGCCGAAAGGATCGAATCGCTGAGGCCCTTGCGGTCCACCGCGTTCAGCCACATCTCCTGGGGCCGCGCCTTGTTGGAGGTCCACATCCCCAGCAGCGCCGTCTGCACGTCGTTGATCCCAAACGCCCCCGTGCCACTCGACCCACCGTTGTGCCGGTAGGTGTACCCGGTGTTCAGCCCGAGCGAGGAGGGATCGTAGGTCGCCAGCGCGCTGGTCGTCCCCGCCAGGATGCTGATCAGGCCATCGTAGCGCTTCGCCCCCGAGCCCGTGCCCGTGCCGCTGTCGCTTGAGGGAATCGCGCCCGCCGCCGACGTGGGCAGCGGGAAGGTCACCGAGAAGTGATTCCAGCCCGTCGTGCCGGCCTTCCAGCGCGAGGCATCGCCCGGATCAGCGCCGGTGCCGCTGGAGACGAAGAGGTTATACCCCTGCGCCGCCGTCACGTCGGTGATGATTACGTCCGCAACCTGCCCGCTGGTGAGCGCCGCCGAGACCGCCGCGCCCCCCGCCGTCTGCCCGAACATGTTCAGCGCCGTCGCCTTGACGTAGATATTGATGTTGCCCGAGGCCCCCGTCTCGCCCGCCGCCGCCGTTCGCGCGGTCACGCTGGCGATGGTCGGAGCCGTCAGCGCGGTGTCCTGCGCCGAAATCAGCGCCAACTCTTCGGCCATCATCATGGACTGGAGCAGGGTGAGCGAGGCCAGCCCGGCAATGTCCTGGAAGCCCTGGCCCTGGAACTGCGCCAGCCAGCTCACGTTGTGGTCCAACGCCATGATCCGGTACGGAATCACCAGCTGGTCTGACGCGACCGTCATGCTGGTATTCGGGTTCATCGGCCAGTTGCTCATGCTCTGGCCGCTGGGGAACTCCGAGACGAACGGGTTGACCGCCGCCACCCCCGCCGTCCCCGAGCCACTGATCCCCGTGACCCGCTTGGCGATCCGCGCGTTGCCCTGCCCCCTGGTGCGGGGAATCCGGTTGCGGAGCGGGCTGAAGACCGGATAGGTGAGCTTGGCCGGGGCACTAAGGTCGAACGGCACAAAGCCCGTCGCGGGAGCATACGAACTGGTCGGCGCGGCGGCACTGAAGTCCTTGGTCAGGTCGCCAACCTCGCCCCCCGCCAGGGCCTGCATGAAGAAGGGCGAGATGCTCTTCGTCACGTCGCCCTTCGTCGCCAGCTCGATCCCGTCAGTGATCGCCTGCTCCACCGCCACGCGCAAGGCCTCCTGGTGCGCGAGGAGTGCGCCAGGCGCAAACTTCTGCCCATCCTGGGCGAGACCCTTCACCAAATTGGGGTCAATCGTCAGTGTCATGGTCGTGACGCTCCTATTCATGCTGGTCCAGCACCCGCACGACGCAGGGTGCTACTGGACGCTGTACAACTGCTGCGCGATCGCTGCCTTGGTCTCGGGATCGTGCGCTCGGCTCAGGTCGGCGAGGAGCTTCGTCCGCTGCTCTGCAAGCGACGGACCTTGTGGTGGCTCCCCCTGGTCCTCCTGTCCCCGTGGCGGCGCGAACCGCAGCGGTCCACCCGCAACTGGCGCAACATCCAGTTGCTTTTGCAAATCGTCGCGCTCTTTCGTCAGCGCAGCGATGGTTGCCTGAAGTGTGGTGTCGTCCTGGTCCCCCGCGACACCCTTCGCCGTTGTCACCGTCCCCACCGTGGCCTCAGCGGGGCGCAGCGCCAGCACCGCCGCGAAGAGCGCGTCCCACGCACTCCCCGGCGTCACCCCCTTGCCCATCGCCATGGGGCTGGTGGGGACGATCCCGCCGTGCTGGTAGGCCTCGCTGGTGGCGAAGTCGCAAAAGTGCGCATAGGCACTGGCAATATTCTTGATGTCGTAGCACTCGGTGCCGCTGCCGCCGTCCTCGACGACTTCCGCTGCCAGCATCGCGTGCAGCAGCGCCCGCACCATCGTCCCAGTCGTCTCGCCCGCTGTGCCCAGGTCCTTGACGAGGTCCTTGACGATGTGCGCCGCGCTCACCTGGAAGACGCCGCCCGCCAGGAGGTCGCTGGTGGGGATCACGGTGACGCCATGCGCCGACAGTGCCCCCATGGCGGGCTGCGGGGTGCTGAACTGCCCCAACGCACTCGGCCCCGTCCCGCTCTCGCCGCTCGGTCCACTGGTGCCGCCGCCACTCGCTGGCGGTGGCGTCGCGCGCAGCGCCTCACGCGGCGCGCTCGGTGGTGGCACAAAGTCCCCGCGCAACTCCGGCGTCGTGCTGGGGAAGGCCTTATAGGTCGTCTCGGCGAAGACCGGCACCGGCCCACCCTCCTCGGGGTGCAGCCAACGCGCATTCGGGATCACCGGTGCGCCATCGGCCTTGACCAGCACGGGCACGTCCATGACCAGCGTCTCGCGGTCAACCACCTTGTCCGCCTCGCAGTGGACAATGACCCCGTCCACCAGCGCATAGCTCCCGCCAAAGTCCGCTGCTGCCTTCGTCGCAATCCGCTCACCGACCGTGACCCAATCCGCGCCAGCGTACTGGTCCTGCCCGCGCCCCGCGTTGTAAAACGCCATCGCGCTCCGCACGCGCCCCGGCTTGTCCAGCGGCCAGGCAAAGCGGGCCGGATCGCCATAGAGGGCGGGGTCAGCCGGATACCCCACTGGGGGGACCGCCTTCACCACGCCTGCCAACGTCACCTCGCGCTCGACCCCATCAGCAGGCAGGGTGATCGCCGTCTTGACCACGCCATCACCTGCGACGACCTGCTCCTCGGTGGCGAGGGCGTCAGCATCGCCACCATCAGCCAGCTTCCAGAGCGGCGTGAGGTCCTTGTACGTCGCACTGGGGAGGCAGGGCGCATCCACCGTGCTAATCTCAACCATCACCCCGCCCTTGATGCGCCCCCGCTTCGCCGCCGCATCGGGCACCACCACCGCGCCCTTGACGCCGATGGAGAAGCCGGTATAGACCCCGTCAAGAACCTTGCGCACGGCACCAGGGTCGGAGATGCGCGCGGTCAGGTAGAGGCCGTCCGTTTCCTCCCGCCACTCGAGACCCTTCCCGACCGCGCTCGGTAGGTGCATCTCGCGCACATTGGCCGCGCGCGTGTACCACTCCGCAATCGCCCCGCGCGCCCAGTCGCGGTCAACAATCTGCTGGTCGAGGTCGAGTTGGTCGCCCGTCACCTTCCCCGTCACCAGCACCGCGCGCGGCGACCCATCCTCATTCTGCTCCACGCTTTTCGAGAGAAACGGCGTGAATACCAGTGCCTGCGTCATTGTTGTACTCCGTCACGCAGCGGCCTGCGCCGCCTCATCGCCACCCGCCCTCAGCCGATCCGCTCCCCCCACGCCACAATCGCGTCCGCGATCTCCTCCCGCTCCGCCTCCGTCACCCACCAGCCACACGGGATACTCACCTGGTGCGCGTCGAAATAGTCCACGCCGAAGAGCGAACAGCGCGTCACGCTGGCCGCTTTGAACGCCGTGTGTTTGTCGTTGCGCGCGTGGACCTGGCTGCTGGCAATCCCGCGCGCCGCCAGCCAGGCCATCAGCGACGCCCGATCTGGCACTACCAGCGTGAAGAGCCAGTAGCTACACCCCGGATCGTAGTCCGGGAACGCCACCCCCGGCACCGCCGCCAGTCGCCGGCAGTAGTACGCCGCGTGCTCCCGTGACCGCGCCACGGCCTCGACCGCCAGCGGCAGATTCGCCAGGCCAATGGCCGCCGCCAGGTCGTTCGCCTGGTACTTGTAGCCGACCTCCCCAATATCCTGCGCGCAGCGGAAGTCCGCCCCGCTGCGCCGGTCCAGCCCATACCAGCGCAGCAGTCGCGCTCGCTCCAGCTGCTCCGGCGGCGTCTGTAAGAACCCGCCATCCCCCGTGGTCAAGTGCTTGATCGCCTGCGTGCTCCAACAGACATAATCCCCGCCCTGCGGCACCGCGCCGACGTGGGCGTAGTGCTCGCGCACCGCAATCGAGCGCCCCAACCGCTTCGCCCGGAGCGCGTGCGCCGCGTCCTCAATGATCGGGATGCCCGGTGCCGCCCGCCGCAGCGCATCGTAGTCACAGGGTCGCCCCGACCAATCGACGGCAATCACCGCCCGCGTGCGCGGCGTGACCAACTTCGCCACGCTGGTCGGGTCAAGGTTCCCGGTCAGTGGGTCCACATCGGCCCAGACGATGGTCGCCCCACGATGCACCAGGTGACTATTCGTCGCCGTACAGGTGATCGGCGTGGTGATCACCTCGTCAAGCGCGCCCACCCCGATCAGGTGCAGTGCCAGATCGATGGCCGAGGTGCAGGAGTTGACGAACAATGGCGGCTCAGGCGCATCAACCACGGCCCCGAACGCCCGTTCCAATTCCTCGCACCGCTCCCCTTGCCCCAGATACCCCGAGGCCAGCACCGCCGCCACGCCCGCCGCTGCCGTCGGACTGGTCAAGACCTTGAAGACCGGGATCGTCATGGCTCTAACCGTCCTCTCGCCAGCACCGCCGCAAAGTCCGGCGTGTGCCGCCAGCCATCCGTCCAGTGCAGGTTGGTGTAGGGGTGCTCCCGCCGCCAGCCAGCCCAGCCCACCGTCGGCGCGTCCCACATGGTCGCCCCGGCCTGGTTGAGGCTGATCAGGAAGCCGTTATCCAGGCAATTCAGTGCGTTCTCCGGCCAGCGACAGCCCCGTTCCCGCACCAACCGCGCCGACCAGGCGAAGTTCCCCGCCGTCAGCCGCCGCCGATCCGGGAACGGGCAGGGGGGATCGGCCTCGCTCGGCGTCGTCCCGTCCTGGAAAACCAGCCATTCCCCGCGCACCAGGCGCAGGCTGGGGTCAGCCGCCCACGCCGCCCGCAGCTGGTCGTACCAGCCCGGCGCGTGCAGATCGTCGTCGCACAGACTGGTGATGATGTCGCTCGTCACCAGCCCCATCGCCTCGTTCAGCAGCCGCCCCTGCCTCGGCGTCGCCATCCGCTCCGCGACCGTCAGCGGCGGCGCACCCACAAAGCGCCAGGTCGTCGTGCAGCCGGCATTGTTGGCCGGCTGCACGAACTCCTGCCCGAAGACGGTGAACGCCTCGAAGACGTCGGAGCCGTCGTCAACGAGGATCACCTCGTCCGGTCGCCCCGCCACCACCGACGCCAGCGCCTCCCGCAGCATCCGGGGCCGGTTGAACGAGTGCACCAGCACACTCACCGTCGGTATCATGGCAACGGCTCCCGCGTCTGGTAGTGCCACAGGCGCTCGTCCTCCCCGATCACCACCCAGTCCCGCCGGTGGTGCAGCCGGTCTGCCGCCGGGTTATCCTTCCGCGCCTCCGCCCAGACGACCCCGCTGGGCGACTGCCGGATAATGTGCGCCGTAATCGCCCCACCATAGCCCCGGCCCGTGTAGCTGGGGAGAACCGCGACACTCGACCACCAGCGCCCGTCCTCGGTCTGACGCAGCAGGCCATAGCCAACAACGAACAGCGCCGCGTCCTGGTACAGGGCGGCCACGAGGCGACCTTGCTGCGCCTGCCACCACGCCGCTTGCTGGCGCATCGTGATCACCGCCTGGTCATGCGCGAAGCCCTCCCGGCAGGTGTTGCGAATTGCCCGCAGCCACTCCACGTCGAGATCGTCCACCACCGGGCGCGCGGTCAGTCCCACGGCGGCGAGAAACGACGCACCTGGTGCAACAAGGTCCGCTGCATAGGCCTCTACTCGCGCCACCCGGTCGGGATCGGCGGCAATCTGCGCACGCACTGCGTTCAACCGCGTCGTCATCGTGGCCTCGCCTGGCTAATCACCGCATCCACCCAGCCCACCTGCTGCCCCCAGCGCGTGATCGTGTCCTGAATCATGTCGAAGTCGCCAGCGTACCGACTGCCAAACCGCCCCACCTGCTCGACCGGCAGCCGCGGCGTCACCAGGCAATGCCCACCAACGCCCCCCTCCCGGACGATCCCTTGCGCTCGGTCGCCGTGCCCCCAAAGCGTCTCCCCCCACGCGGTGATGAACCGAAACAGCAGCGGACGCGGCGACGGCAACTCCGCCACCACCGCCCGGATCGTCGCGCAGGCCTCCGGCAGGAACACGTCGTCGTCGTCGTTGAAGGCCAGCCAGTCCCCGGTTGCCTGCTCAATCCCATAGTTGAGTTGGCTATGCCCGAAGTCGTGCCCACCTGCATCGTGCGGCAGCGTCCGACAGCGCGGGAAGATCGACACCCGCGAGGCAATGGCCTGATAGGCGTCCACATTCATCCCCGCCGTATCGACCACTACCAGCCACTCGTCACCGTCGGCGAGTTGGTCAACGCCCGAGCGCAACAACCGCTCCAGTGTGGGCCTCCCCTGCGTTGGGGTGACAATGGAAAGTCGCGGCATCGTCATCGCCACAGCGCCTCCCGCCAGACCGCCGCCCGGTGCTGCATCGTGTGCTTGGCCAGCACCTCGGCCCGTGCCGCCTCACCCATGCGCCGCCGCAAGTCCGCATCTTCCACGAGTGCGGTCAGGTACTTCAGCCAGTCGCGCGGGCTCTTCGCCACGAACGCGGTCTCCCCATGCCGCACCGACTCGGTGTAGCAACGCACCCCACTGACGACCATCGGCGTCGCATACAGGCTGTGCTCAAACCACTTGATCGGACTCTTCGCCTGATTGAACGGTGTATCGAGCACCGGCGCGACCGTGACATCCATCATGGCGATCCGCCGATAGTGCTCCAGCAAGTCGAAGGTCCAGCCCATGTACAGGTACGTCAGCCCGTGAAACTCGCGCCAGCCCGTCTCCTGCTCCTTTGGCCCCAGCCCCTGAAACGGGTCATACCCCTGGAAGACGATCTCCACATTGGGGTAGGTCGTCCCGATCTGGTGGAGCGCGGGCAACACCTGCTCCATATCGGCCAGGTGGCTGTAGCTCCCCACCCAGCCAATGCGCAACACCCCATCGTCCTTTCGTGCCGCACCCTGGAAGTCGCTTGGCTCCACCCCATTCGGGCAGACATGGACGGTGCGGTTCCACTTGCTCACCACCTCCGCGAGGCGCGGCGTCGAGACCGTCACCCCATCGGCACACTTGATCGCCGCCGTGCAGGCCTGCCGCCGCTCCGGCGTCCACGGTCGCGCCAGTGGGTTCCGCGCATCGAGCGCCCAAATATCATCGTCCAACTCGATCCATGCCTCGCGGCCACCCGCCTGAATCGCCCGCATCGTCGCCGTGAGCGTCAGGTCCGCTGGCCGTTGCCAGACATTCACCGGCCCCACCAAGCCATAGAGCAGCGGCAGCCCTGTCCGCCTGGAGGTCAGTACCGGCAGCCCATTGGGCCGCACCTCTGCCCCCGTCGCCCTGGCTGGCAGCACACAGCGATACCACCCCGAGCCATAGCTATCTGCCGGGTAGAAGACCGGCACCGCCACCGGATCAGCGACGGGCATCGCCCCCGGCGGTTGCTCGATGCGGGCATACGGTGCAGCGGCAGCGATCATCGGAACCGTCCTTCGGTGTCAGCGGTTAGCACGCCATCCTGCAGAAAGCCGTGATAGCGCGGGGTCAGAATGCTCGGTGTCGCGGTGAAGCGCGGCGCAGTCCCCGTCCGTTGCCAGTGCCCACCGCTCGCCGACGCACCATCAATGACCCACTCGTTCCCGAGGCCGCCTGGTGGCAACATCACCACCCAGCACTGCCCGTCCGGGCCAACCCACGCCGGTGCTTCCTCAAACCAGGTCGCCCGCCACATGGCCCCAATCGGCGCGTCGCGCAGCGTGCAAATCGTGCCATCGGGGGCGCGATACAACGTGTCGAGGAAGAGTTGCCAGTGGTCAGTCGTCGCAAAGGCATAGCCGCACGCGCAGTGCGTCGGCCAGCGCGGATCGTCGTGCGGCCAGGTGTCGCCAATCGGCGCACCATCCGCCGGCGCATCGTCAATCTGCACCTCTGCGTGGTGATAGTTACCCAACGCACAGCCCCCGTCCGTCCGCGCATAGCGGCGCAGCATGCGGCGGTCCTGCCCGGTCGGTTCAATGACAAAACACTGCCAGGTCATCGGTCCCCCTACGCTCGCTCACTCCACCCCGCCAGCAGTGCCTCACCCTTCGTCATACCCCGGCTCATCCGGGAAGACCGGCACCAGGCGGCACCGGCAATTGTTCCGACAGACCGTGCTCCCATCGGCGGGCACCCCTGGCAGCGTCGCCTGGCTGTAGACCTTTCCCGCTCGCGCCGAGCAATCCCGGCACGGCTTGGCGGAGGTCTCCCAGCGCCAGCGTGCCTCATGCGGTGCCGCGCGCCGAAAACCCTCCTGGTAGGCGTGCCACGCGCCTGCGGCGTACTGCTTGGCCCGCGCCGCGATCTGCGCAACACTCTGCCCGACCGCGTCGAAGAACCCGGCCAGGTAGCGCCGCTGTCGCTGCGCCAGCCCCGCTGCCACACCATCGTCGGGACCAACCGCTTTGCCCGTCACCCCGTCCGCGTCCACCCAACGCGCCACGCCGAGCGCGTAGGCGTCCTGGTAGAGCGTGGTGAGGATGGCGAGTGCTGCCATCGTGTCGGCCTCGCGCGTCTGGTAGGTGGACCCCGCCACCAGCGCCGCCAGTCGCCCCGCCGCACCCGCTTCCAGCGCCGCCAGCGCCCGCCAGTCGGACGCATCGTCAGCGACCGCCTTCTGCACACGCGCCAGGTGGTCCGGGCTCGTTGAGGCCAGCGCGATTTGCGCTGGGGACAGTGCCTTGCCAACGAAGGCCCGCCCCGGCTGCCAGCGCCGCTTGGTCAGGTAGACCCCCAGCGCCTTCAGCTCGTCCTGCTGCGCCTGCGCGCTTGGCTCTTCCTCCGCCTGGTCGTCCGCCTCGTCCGCTCCTGCCTCGTCCGTCGGGTCCGCGTCTGCTTGGTCGGCACCCCGCGCGGCCAGCGCCTGCGCTGCGGCGGCTGACACCGCCGCCCGCGCCAGCGCCCCGTCCAGCCAGACTGGCCCCTGCGCGGTCAGCACGAACGGGGTGCTCGTCTCCGGCAGCCCGAACGCCTCCTTGCCCCCGCTCTCCCGGACTTCATCAATGGTGTAGGCCCCCAAAGAGACATAGGTCTTGTCGCGCGCTGCCTGCCGCTCGGCATCCTCTGCCGGGTCAAGGCCCACGAACTTGAACAGCAATTCCTCGGGCGCATTGAAGAGGTGGTGGTTGATTCGGTTGAAGACGCTCTCCACGAACTGTGCGGTCGGACGAAGCGACTTGCGATACTGCACCGCCTCCTGGTTATCGCTGAGCCCCTTGCCCCCCAGGCCATTCTTCGGCATGAAGCCGAGTTCCATCGGCACCACGTCGTAGGCCATGCAGATCGTCTCGATCAGCAAGGTATCGAACTCCGACGACAGCACCGGCTCCTTCATCGGGTTCGCTTTGGCTCCTGGGGGCAGGAACTTGATCTTCCACTTCCCGCCCATCGTGGCGGCGATCACCTCATTCAGGTTGCGCTCGCGCTGCTCAATCTGCTCCGGCGTCCAGTCCGCCTGGGTCGGCATCTCGACGAAGAGGCTGGGGACACTCCCATCATCGAAATAGGAGAGCATCCATTCCTTCCGCTTCAGCGCCGTCTGGATTGTCAGCATTGCCTGCTCGGTATTCGAGAAGCCATACGGGCTGAACGAGCGCGGATTGAGCAGGAGGTAGAGCAACTCGTTACTGGTGTACTCCCCGACCGGCTCCCCGGCCTCGACATCGCCGGCAGTAATCATGCTGGCGAGATCGACGCGCGGCACGCCCCACAGATATTGCTGGTAGGCTGGACTCGGCGGGCGCGGCGTCCCCCCAGTCACATCGAGGAGCGGCTTAATCGTCGCCCCATCAATCAGGCGGAACTCCGCCACCCCACTGCCAAACCAGCCCCGCCCGCGCGCCTGCACGGGGTAAATGCTCACCGCATCAATGACCAGGAAATCCTCCATGATCGCCTTGAGCCACGCGGTCAGGTCGAAGTAGTTCCGGTCGGGCTGCCGCCAGAACCGCCGCAGCTCTGCCCGCTCGGTCGCAAACGCCTCCCGGCCCACATCCTTCACCGCGTGCGGATCGACCACAATATCCCAGTCGAGCGCCGCAATCTCCGTCTTCCGCACCTCAATCGCGCGCCGCGCCACATCGTAGATGTCCGCATAGCGCCGCAGATTGGCGAACGAGACCAGCTTGCGGTCGCCCGGATGGGTCGGCAGGTTGTAACCGACCGGATATTCCCAGATGCGCGGCTCGGCGTACTCCTGGCCGGGCTTGGGCTTGTCAATGCCGAACGGCATGATCGGCGTCATCGGGCCAAACTGCGCCTGAAACGCCTCCGCCGGGCGTGGCATCGTTGGCCCCAGCCCCAGCGCGAGACCGTATTGCGCCAGCCCCCCACCGCCCGGCTGTGCGGCGGACTGCCGCGCCAGTGCCCGTGCCACCCTGCTCATCGGTGCTCCCTCTCGGTATTCGGCGCGAAATAGCCGCCGCGTCAGGCGCGGCGGCGACGGTGGCAGGCATTTCCACCAGGATGATCAGCCAGCTGGGGGACGGGGAAACGCCCGGCAGGAACGGCAGGGACGCGAGGAGTGGCCCAGTTGAACGCCCCCGTCAGGCCGCCCTTTCCGCCGCCGACATGCGCTGGGGCCCGGCGGTTGACCGGGGCGCCCCACGCTCCCCCTACTCGTCTGGCAAATCCTCCGGCCACACCGTGCGGCTCGTCTCCCAGTCCGCCGCCAAAACCGCGTGTTTGACCCCGCCACCGGGGAAATACCAGACCTCCACCACCCGCCGACACAGCCCCGTGTGATACCCCCCACAGAAGGCACACAGCCCGAGCTTGCGGATCAGCGCCGCCTCCAGGGGGGTCAACGGCGACTCGACCGGCGGCGGCGGCGGGGCCGTGTCGTCGGGCGCGGGGCGGCGCAAGCGGCGCACGACGTCGTACCCGAGCCGCGCCACGCCGCCCGCCAGAAAGCACAGGACTAGGAGCGTCACCTCCATCAGGGCACCAGCGGATCGACGCGCAACGACGTCATGTTCGTCGTCGCCGCCGCGCCCGTCCCCACCGCCGCCACCCGCCAGAGCCCCGCCGTCGGCAACGGCAGGTCGTAGTGATAGACCCCGGTGCTGTCCTTCACGATTTGCGCCCCCGCGTAGGTGTAGACGGTCAGCGCCCCGGTCGGATCGGTGACGCGCAGCGCGACCGTGGCGGGGTCCACCAGCGCCTTGGTCGCAACCGTCGTGAAGGTCATGGTGATATGCGCCACCTGGCCCGCCAGGTACGGTGCCGCGCTTGACATCCCGGTGCTCCCCCCTAGCCCAATGCTCACCGCCGTCGCGACCGCGTGCGCCAGGGTCGCCTGCGTGCGCAGCGTCCGCACCAGCGTCGCCCGTGTGCGGACGACCACCGCGATCTCCGCCCATGTCCGCACCGCGACCGTCAACGCCGCTGCCGTCTTCGCCATCGGTTCCACCGCCACCGTGGTGCGCCGCGCGTGTTGCAACGCCACCAGTCCAGGCACATGCGACTGCACCGCCAGCGCCGTCGCGGCAGTCAGCAGCAGTGCATCGCTGCCGCCCAGCCCGAGCGCGCCCTGCGCGGTGACCACCGCCGCATCGGTCACCGCCAGCACCGCGTCCACCTGCGCGGCATCGGTCAGTACGCCTGGATCACGCGCGGTCAGTGTCGCCGTCAGCGCCGCCGCCTCGGTCTGCGTGGCCGCCTCCGCCTGAGACAGCGCCAACGCTGGCGCGGCGGCAACACTGGCAGTGTCCCCCGCCACGAAGGCGATGGCGAGGAGGGTGTCGGTCGCCGCGCCGGTCTCGCTGGCCGTCAGTGCCACCGCAATGCTGACCACTTCAATCAGCGCCACCGTGTCAGCGGCCTGGACCACCGCGCTGAGGGCGGCACGGTCGGTCAGTGCCGCCGCGTCTGTGGCCCCCAACGCCGCCGCGATGGTCGCCGTCTCG